GCTTCAACCCTGCATGGCTCACCTTCCTTGTGCGTGACCACGGGGTATCGCCTCGGTGGCTGTTGACCGGCGAAGGTGAGTTTTACGACCCGAATTCGGGCGAAAAAACGCAAAATCAGCGCAAATGATTAACAGCTGATTTGTAACTGATTGATAATCAATGGAGAATTTCAGCGGATGCAGACATCTGGAAAGCGTGTAATCGGCGAAACCGATTCGGGGGTTCGAATCCCCCTCTCTCCGCTGAGATTCCCAAGATTTTACTTGACTCCTGATGTCTCCGATGCCTCGGAGATTTGGAATCATTGTGCATCATTTTGGCGCAATTCGTTGCAAAATCAGCGCAAATTCAACGCAAGCATTATGGCATCAGTTAAGATTACATTGGATAGACGAGCGAAGAAGAAGGATGGAACATACCCAATCAAGTACACCATCAGCCATGCCGGAAGGACTGCTCAGATACCGGCATACATCTCGATCGAGAACGGGCAATGGGATTCGGTGAGATGCAAGGTCGTTCTGCGAGATGACAAATATCTGCTCAATGCACGGCTCGGTCAAGGTCTCGCAGAGATTGGCCGTGCGATTCTTCAACTGCGTATGGAAGGAAGATTGAAGGGGTGTTCGGCCAAAGATGTCCGTGACATGGTTCTCGCCATCCTTGAGCCGGACACCGACAAGCCTGTCACGTTCCTCGATTGGTATCGGTCATTCGCCATGCGACACCAGAACATCAGGACAAGAGACATCTACCTTGCCACCATCGTGCAGATGGAGAGATTCGATGAGGCTGTCAGCAAGAAGACCTTCGAAGATATCAACCGTCAATGGCTTGAAGGGTTCTTCGCCCACATGGCGGAGACATCCCCATCTATCAACGCAAGGAACATCCATCTACGCAACATCCGTGCGGCCTTCAATGCGGCAATCGATGACGGGGTGACGGCTGCATATCCCTTCCGCAGATTCAAGATACATCCACAACCAACCCGAAAGAGGAATCTCAAGCCGAATGCGCTGCGCTCGGTGTTCAATGCCGCCGTTCCCGAATGGCAACAAAAATACGTTGATGTGTTCAAGCTGATGTTCTTCCTCATCGGGATTAACCCTGCCGACCTTCTGACATTGCCAGCTGATGCCGATGAGGGTGGCCGCATCGACTACACAAGACGCAAGACACATCGCTTGTATAGTATCAAGGTGGAGCCGGAGGCAGCTGCCATCATCGACAAATATCGGGGTAGTAAGCACCTTCTGAACGTTTCCGATGGATGCACTAACTATCGGTCATTTGCCCTGCGGATGAACAAGAATCTATCCGATATCATGCCCGGTCTGACGGCCTATTGGGCGAGACACACATGGGCAACCATTGCGGCCTCATTGGACATACCAGAAGATACCATCGCCCTTGCGCTCGGTCACTCATCAGCGCACACCACCACGGCCATCTATATTCAGCGAGATTTGCGGAAGGTGGATGCCGCCAATCGCAAGGTAATCGATTTTGTGCTGAATAAAAAACCCGATGCCAAATGACATCGGGTATTTTATGCAAAACGTAAGCAGCCCTCACGGGTTATGGGGTATGGCCGCTGCCATGCTGTTCATAGGATATAAACCGTTTGTGTGATACTACTATATGAATTTCGTACTATGTGGTTGCTACAAAGCATCATCACGATGCCGATTGGAGCGGCAAAATTATCGCTGCAAAGATACGGAATGTTTCTCATATAAGCACTTATTTTGTTGGAATTTTGCGTCTGCTGCGTTATTTTTGCTTTGGTGGGTAAGTTATCGCAAATGATATTTCGTACGCTCAGAACGCAAAGAATAACCCCTGCGTTGTGCAGGGGTTATTTTCTATACAAAATCAATTCGCTTGTTCAATGCTTTAGCAATAGCGGCCAATGTGTCAAGTCCTACACTATAACGGCCTTTTTCAATTCGGGTGATGTGGTTGCCTCTGATGCCGCACATCTCGCCCAGCTGCTCTTGCGTCAAGCCTTGTTCCTTGCGGAGGGTGGCGATGCGCTCACCCATCCGCAGGCGTTCTTGCTCATTCTTGCGCTGGCCTCCGTAGGCTGACCTTTGGTTGTAATACCCAAGAGCCATATCCGTCCTTTCCATCGGTTTCGTTGTTATCGGGATTGGCTCGGTGAGCATTCCTGTCACTTCTTGATAATACTCGTCTTCCTGGTCTATATAACGGCCAAAGACTTCAAGCAGACGTTGCGGGTGGTTGTATGCTTCCTGTATGGAGCCGGGGCCGAAGTGCTTGCCGGCATACTTCTCGGTGATGGCGATAAGCCTACCAACCAGGTAGGCTATATCGTTTCTTTCTTTGTTTATTGCCATAGTTTTGTAATATTAACGGTTGATTATGCCTTGAAAAGGTCGTTAAACATTCTAACAATCTCACGGGCTGCTTGTGGGTGGCTGTCAGTTGGGATGTTGTAGCGGTTGTCAATCCACCACTTTGCCGTTGTCTCGGCATCCATCTTGCTCTTCCATGTTTCCATCATTGCCTTGGCCTGGTCGTTGGTGGCAAACTGAGTGAGGGTGTCGAGGCACTTGTAAGCCTTCTCACGGATGGTGTTTGCCCATGCTACCTGCTTTTCGGAGCCGGTCAAGTCTTGAAGACCTCTTGCCTCTTTCATTGTTGCCGCCTCGGCATTTGCCTTTGCGCGGCGGCACTCGTCACATTCCTGGGTTTCGAGCCATGCTATTCTTTTTTCTCTATCGGCATACTTGCCGAACAGTTGAACCTCTACCTGATGTCCGCATGTGTGTTTTACAATGTACTTTGCCATGATCTTGTCGCCGCTGTTTCCCGTTGCCGCCGGTGTTTAAAAGGTTTATTGTTTTAATTACATTGCAAAGATAATGCTTTTATTTGGAACTACCAAATATTTAAGCAAATATTTTTAGAAAAATGCAAAAAATCGCCATGCCTCACGAATGAGAACATGGCGAAAGGCAGCATTGCCCTTAACAACATGGCAAAGGTAGCCATTTTGTCGGACATCACAAAATTAATCACTCAAAACTTGACCATCTCGCTCGATTTTCTCTCTGATGGCATCGTTGACGAATCTGGTCTTGTTCGTGAGCCGGATGTACGATGGCATCAGGTCTTCATCGATGTAGATGTGGACACTAACCACCGATGTCCTTCCCTGCGTCCGCTTCTTGTACTTCATAAGATGTCTCCTTCCTTGCAGATTAGCACGTTGCCCACAATGAAATCGTTCGGGAAGATAGCTTCAGCCTCATGGGCGATGTCGGTGGCAAGGCTGTTGTATGGCAATGCCTGAAGCTTCCCTTCGTCATTGATAACCATCTGCCGCCCATCGTGCAGGGAGATAATCTGAATGTAACCACCCACGATGTCTTGCAGTTCATCAAGTTCGTAGTGCGCACCGGCTTTCGGCTGGTAGTTGACGGTCGTGCCGTCTGCTTTGATAATTTGTCTCTTCATGATTGTTATTTTTTGGAAATTGAAATACAGTTTAACGTTCTTCATGTTCTTCGTAATTAGGGCAAGCCTTCAGACTGCGCATGAAACTTAATCCGATGTCGCTGTCCATAGCTGCGCAGTATTGGTCTTTCCATTCGCAATGGATGCATGTCCGGCATGTGCGCAGATGTCTCTTCGGGGTGGGGTTGATGATAGTCTTCTTCATAATATCTGCTCGTTCTTCTCATAATGATAACCACTCTGCAATCTGCAAGGGTTGATACACTTTAGTGAGAACACGCATTCCATGCAGTCGTTCTGACCGGCTGACTTGACTTCGATATACTTCATCTTTTCCATTGTTGTTTGGGTTAGTGATTGTTCATCCATTTATTTCTCGCTTCTCGGCATGCTTCCAAGGTCGGGCGGCAGCATGAGAAGAGTTCGCCATCTTCAGTTCTATAATCATACTGATAAGCTGTCTTCTTCCGTCTGCCGATGCCGTAGCTGAATCTCTCATACTTCTCTTGTCCTCTTGTGGTGGTAGACACACCATTGATTGTCATTCGTGTCATGATTGTTGGGAATTGTGGGCAGGGTTGCCCCTGCCCGGTTAGACTTAGAAAATAACAAATTCTACTCGGTTGTCAAAGCGATTATAGCTGACATAGTAATTGCACTTGTAAGCCTCTGCGATGCGGACAAGGTCACCGACACAATGTATCTCATCCTTGCCACCCTTCGGGGAGATGGTCACATCTGAGAACACATCCTTAATGCTCACTTCAACGTTGTACTGCTCGATGCCATGCACCATCGTCTTGATGTGTCTTGCAATCGTCCTCACCGACACCTTGCCGGTGGTCATTGCGTTCTTCTTCTCGTTGTTAGCTGCTGTTGTCATAATTGTAATGTTGTTAAGGGTTGAACTTATTTGATTGGGTGGGCAGGGCGAACCCTGCCCGATTGATTACTTGCAGTAGAAGGTTACCTTGATGCCCCTGCGAAGTTTGCATACGCAAGAGTCATCCATGCTGCGCTCGGCACGGCTCAGAAACTTGTTGGCCAGCTCTGCGCCTATCAGTTTGAGCATTCCGCTAACACCTACCAGGGTGTTAATCTTCTTTCCTTCCACGATACCAAACACCTTGATGCGGTAGTTGGCATTGATGTGGGATGTGGTGTAGTTGATGGCTGTCATTGTCGTTGTTGTTAAGGGTTGTTGTTAAGGGTTAAATGTGCGTTCCTCAGAAGCACATTGCAAATATAGGCATTATTCCGTAAAGTAGTACCACTTTACCCAATAATTTAACGAAATTTTAGAAAGTAGTACCACTTTGAACAAAAATTAAGAAAAATATGCGTCTGATGGATGCAAAAACAACATAGGCCGCAATCTCCCGACTACGGCCTATTCGCTTAAATCAACACAATAATCTAATACCATGAAAATCTACTATGTCACCCTGATGTATCTGATTACGGCAAGAAAAATAATTACTGATATTATGACGATGGCGATGTTGCCGATGCCATTGCGAAGCTGTTGCAGCTTGCTCGGTCGCTTCTCCTTCTCGATGTAGATGGAGTCTCGCTTGATAACGGTGTCGTGAACCAGCTGCGTTCTCCACCTATCTCGCCACCTATCTTGATATTCCGTCACCACCTTCCACTTCTCCTTCAGGATGGTGTCACCTTGCTGCAAGATGATGACGGAATCTCGCACATGTACATTATTATATATGTATATGGAATCATGGAGGGTGTCACGGACGATGGATGCCACATGACTTGATTCCTTTCGTTCTACGGCCTTCTTGGATGCACAACCGATAAGTTGCCCACCTACGATAAGAAATGCGCTCAGAATCAAAATTTGGCGAAAATAACTCTTCATGGCCTATCTCATGGGGTTGTAATTCAAGGTGGGTGGCTGATACGATCGAGATATGGTAATCGTGATGCCTCCCTTCGCCTTCCTCAGGATTCCCATCAGTTTCTCCCATGCCTTGCGGCTGTCGGTCACCCTACCCTTGATAGTGTTGTAGCCTACAATCAGACAACCGGCTGAAGAATCGGCAGACACACCGCAATGGATGAGGATGCCGTCGAATCCGGGAACGTTGAGAATTCTCGGAAGGTAGCCATCGCAGAAGGTCTTGTAATATGGCTTCTGAGCGAACTTGGGCGATTGGACATTCATCGTCACCTTGTATGTGCCGACCGGAATAGCCGTCTGCCGGTAGACCTTGATGCGGCTAATGTCGGCCAAGGACATCTCTTGGCTGAGTCCTCGGTCATAATCCTCGATGGTGTCGCACACCCATTTTCCATCGGCATACAGCTTGCCGATGGAGTATTGCTTGCAATTGAAGATTCGTCTTAGTTCTAACTTCATGGTGTCTCAGGTTAAGTGATTCCTCACTCCGAATCTCCCGATTGGGAGTGAGGAGAAAAGTAATGAGAATTATCTTCATGCTTCGACAGCTTCGTCAGGTTCATCTTTGTCTTGTCTGATGTCCTTCAGCCGGTCATCGATGTATTCGTGAATCTTGTACTCTGCCACACCTAATTTCGTGCGGAAATAGAGAGAGATACCGAACACACCACCGGCAAAGGTCAAGGCTTGGGCGATGTAGAGCAGAACACCATCGGTGACATCTCCCTTGATAAAGAACGAGAGGAAGGCCAATGCAATGCCGGATATTATCATCGCCAATGCGCTGCCGTATTGTATCCACTCTTTAGTGTTCGCTTTCAATTTCTGCGTCCTCCCATTCGATAGGTTCTATTTCGTTCATAGTCATTGCTCCTTCGGTGTGAAGGTGATAGACTCCACTTGCATGGTGTGTTCGCCCGTGTATCGGTCTGTGACGTTGCTGGTCGCAAAGATGAGGTTGTAGGTGAGGTCATCTGGAAGGGTGAGCGGTTCGGGGCTGCGCCAGTATTCCACATCGTCACATAGGTAGGCGATGTAGGTGTTGTCCATGACGATGCTCCATGTGTGCCACCCTGCTATCTTTGTCTTTCCGTCAAGGAACTTGGTCTTGACTGCACCGCCTCCTATGGGGTCGGTAGGCTCAACGACGAAGTACTTGTTGCCGTCGAGTCCCTTTCCCTCTACTCCGTCCTCACGAATCCATGTGAGGTCTTCGGACTTGATGTAGACACCTCTTTCGGTGTTAGTCACAAAGTAATACTTTCCGTTCGTTCCCTTGAAGCGGTTGCCATTACGGCAGACGGGGTAGAGTGTCCACTGATACCACGCATTGTGTTCCTGGCTCCACCACCAACTTCCGCCGCTGAGGGAGGTCTTTGTCGTTAGGTCGATGTAGGGGAGTCGGTCAGCGGAAACACTCTGCTTGTTTTCTTGCCAAAGCCACATACCACGGGCGGTGTTGTACTCGCCAGTATCGGCTGGTGTGTATTCGACCACATCGCACTCGATGAGCTGTCTCAACTTGCCCGTGTCACGGGTCGTAAAGGCTGAGGTGGTGAGCCAGATGCTGTTTTTGAAGTCAAGGGCGAATTGGAGGTTCGCTCTTACATCGACACGACCTAAGCCAAACATCTTGGCGCTATAGGCTACGCCCGATGTGTAGGGTTTCTCCGTGCCGTTGTAGGATGCCGTCTGCTTCTTCATGGTGAGCGAGAGGATGCCCTTGGGGTTGGTCACGTTGGCGGGCAGGAGGATGCTCCGCTGGTTCTCGCTTAGGCAATGTAAGACTGCCCACGGGGTCTTCGGCTCGGTGAGCCTTGTGTGGGTGACTTGGGGCTGCCACTGCTCAAAGGTGTAGGTGATGCTCTTCGGGGTGGGTTCTGGAGTGGGTTCGGGTTCGGGCTCGTCCTCGCCTTCCATGACGATTGAGATGGCCTTTGGGGTGATGAGTTCCTTGCCGTCACCCATCACCTTAATGCCGCCCTTGCTGATGCAGATTTCTAACTTTTTCATGCTGTTATGATTTTATACGGTTGTGCCAGTTGCGTCCACCCATGTAACGGTGTTTCCGCTGATGGTCTTTGCGAAAACGGGTTTGCCAAGAGTGGTATCAAAGTAGCGATAGCCTACATAGATTGCACCGCCCGTTGGGCGGTTTGCCGTTTCTCCACTCCTTGCCACTCCTGCGGATGCGCCATCAGCCTCTCGCCATGTCTGCGTATCTTCGTAGATGTAGAAAGATGTGTAAGACGACGATGTGGAGGTCTTGTATATGTACGGGTATGTCGTAGGATTCGGTGCAATTATCTCTTTGTCCACGAACATCCCAAGAAGGACATTGGCCTCATATACGAGCATCAAATCATCATCGGTTGGATTTGCGTTCACTTTGGAAAAATAAACACAAACTTTTGCATCACGATTGCCAGCATGAATTCGATACTTCCTTCCTTCGGTCAGGTTATTGCTTGTGAATCCATAACTCCCGAAATGCTTTTGCACGGAAGAGAAATCTGAGTAAATCTTGCGTTTTATATCCGTGTCATAGTACTCCGAACCCATGCCTTTATATGCGATAGATGGCCTTTCTGCCGTTGTGCCATAATTGCGTGCCGATAGACTTGTTTCTTGGATGCCTTCTATTATATCGGCTACGATACTATGATGGAGGCCTCCCGTGTGGTAGTCTTTCAAGTATATGTTTTTCCCAAGCATCGCAGTTTTGCATCTGCCCAGGTAATAATTCCCCAATGCCTCCGCATCGAAGATATTCCCGTCAATGATTACCGTGTCGAATGTGTTCCCGTTCCCAAGATACAAAGCCTTTATCGTTCCATTGGAAGCCTTGCCGAACTTGTTGGCCAGAACCTCCAATCGTGCGACATTGCTTTTGCCCGTGTTGTTGTAAAGCACAATAGAGGAATAAGCATCCACCGTTCCGGGATTGCTTTCACTCTTGAAAGTGCATCCGTTAATTTTGATTTTCCCGACTTCAAAATTGCTACCGAAATAACCCTCGTTTCCTCCCATGACAATACACCTTCCCGATGTCGTAGGTGTGGAAAAAATGCTGTCGGAAATTTCAACATCGTTTACCGAACCGATGAATAGCGGACAATTCGCATTTGTTCCGACCTGCTCAAAAAGGCAATTTTTAATAACCACTTTGTCAAAGTCGCATTTAAGCCTATTCTCGGTAGATGATGCGCTCGTTACCAAATTGTTGCCATTGATTGTGGCTTGTATTTTTTTGCTTGCGTTGCCTTTGCTTGTGATAAGGCTGAATCTCATCTTACCGCCATTATTGCTGATTAGCAAGTTTTCGGGTGCATCATCATCATATATGTTTGGGTAATCGGTTCGGTCAATCCTATCGGTTTCTATGCGACAACCTCCGTCTTCGATGAGGTTGTTTGAGAAAATGTGGTTGAACGTTAAGATGCTGCTCAATAGGTATGCGCTGCCCGACCCATTTTTGCGGATGATGTTATTCTCGACAACCGTCATGTTGCCCGTGACGGAAATGCCTCCAACCGTGTTATCGGTGATATATGCGTATTCTATGTTCTCATGAAAACCAATTGATGCCCAGTTGACCAATTGCTCGTTGGCAATGGTATTGTTGTGGATGTAGATGCTACGGTTTGGCGCGTAGAAAACATCATTACCTCCATATCCACCGGTCGAAAGAGCGTGTTGACCTCCCCCAATGTGGCATTTGGACACATGAACACTTTGACAATTGGCAATCATAAGGCCGTATTTCGCCCGTGTCCTATCAATACTGATTCTCTGCAATGGGAATAACTCGCATGACTCAACATCAACGTTATATGATGTAAGCAATTCAAGACTTGTGGAGAATCCGTTAATCTTAACATTGTTTATCCTCCCGTAGGTATGACACAAGATTGCGCCAATCCAAAGTCTTATATCATCCTCATTATCCACCAAATACTGCAAAGACAAGTCTTCGATGCTTACAAATGTCTGCTCGACTTTTACTGCGCTGATATTTGCAATATTTGGATATTGGGCGAATGTTCTGGATGCAAGGCCGATTGTATTGCCGTTTACGGCTCTAACATTGAGATATTCGCCATTTTGGAAATTTTTGGTAAAACTGCTGTCACGGGAATCATGCAGAACAATCACATCACCGACTGAAAGGTTGTGGTCATCAGAGACAACAATTTCGGATGAATTATATGCGATTGGCTCTGCAATTGTGATTTGTGTATAATTGCTGAAATTCCTCAAGTTAACATTGATGCCACCACTTAGATATTGTGTCGGCGCATCTTGTGTCGGCCCATTCCATATCAATTTAGCATTGTTGCCTTTTATTACAAATCGTCTACGATTGCCAACCGATACGATGGTGTTGGGATTATACGTTCCTTCCGTGTATTCATAGACTTGGCAATCAACGTTGTTGATGAACCGATGCCAAGCATCAACGTTGTTTCCAAACCAAGATTGATAAGCGGTTGGATTTGCGCAAGTGCCGCTCACTGCCACATCTGTCGCCAATTTCACATCACCGTCAAGATAGGTGTTTTGCAGCACCAATGAGCCATTTGCAATCTTGCCACCCGTAAACTTCAGCACAGCACCAGCAGGGATTGTGACGGATGCACCGCCAAGGTTCACATCGAAGGGAATCTCATGGATATAGTTGGCCTTGAGTTTGGCCGCAAAATTGTCAGTCGGTCGCATGATATAATGGCCTTTGGCCGACAAAGATGTGGTTCGCTCTTTTGGAGTGACTTCGTCATTGACAGAGGTGAGAAAAACGTTGTCGGGGTTGTTCACAACATCGCCCTCAATGGTGACGGGTCGGATGTTCTGAATGTCTTGTTTTAGACCTTCAATTTGTGCGCTCTGCGCTGCGTTTACGCCTTCCTCGGTAGTTAGCCGCTGATTGGCATTGGCAATGCCTTGCTCGGTTGTGTTGATGCGGTTTGTGGCGGCAACAGCCTTGTCATCCGCCGCCTTGACATCATTAAGCATCGCTTCCATTGCGTTGCCAACCCGTGTGGCCGTGTTCTCGCCCACGGAGGAGGCATTCGTTATCTGCTGTATGAGTTGTCTTGTCGTATCTATTGCCATGTCGTTAATCTCCTATTGCGTATATTCTTGCCCTGCTGCCTTGCGCCTTTGGTGTCGGTTGAATGGTGTTGAGGTATGCCAAGCACGATGCGAGATACCGCTCGGCAATGTCCATCACATCGTTGTATTGCTTTAGCTTTGAGTCATCGAAATGCCGTGCGTATTGGTCATCATGCTGCATAAAGCCTGCACGGCTCACGATTGCGCCATCGGCTCTAAGCATTCTTGCGTAGGCATAATATGCCGTTGTGGCCTTCAGACCTTTGCAGCGCATCAGCTGTTCAGCACCACAAGGCCGCTCGCTGCCCGTAAACTCGCAGCCGTTCAAAAGGTTCGCCATCGGCTCGCTCATCGGCTCTTCGGTCGTGATGGCCTTGAAGACATCGTAGCCGATAGCAGGGATGACCGATGCATCCTCTGCCTCGGTGACATAAGCCATGATGTGTGATTCGTCAAGATGGATGCTGCTCGGCCTCGCCAGCTGCTTGAATTCTTCTGCTGTTATAAGGTGTTCCATGTGTAATCAGATTTCGCTGTTCATGTATTTCAACGGCTTGATGCGCCAATCATAGGCAGCACCTTCCATGTTGGCTGTGACGGCCTTCAAGCCACGTTGGACGAATCGTTGCTCGTTGGTCACCTCACCTGCATAGTAATCGTAGGCATCACGCATCACATCACCAGAAAAGCCTAACTTTCCGATGCGGATGGCATGGAACAACTCTTGATGGAATTGTGCGTAGATACGTTCTACGACACTTGCATCAGTAACCGAAAAATCCTTGTCGTAGTTGGTGACGGGGAAGGATACCACTTCTGGTTTATCCTCGTCATTCTCCAATTCGACAACCAACATTTTCGATGTGTTCTCATCGCCTTGGAATTGACGCAAATCCTCATCGGTAATCATGCTTGTTTCGATTTCCCTGCCGCTGTCGGGGTCTATCTTTGGCACACCCTTCTTCGTGATGAGCATACACGATGTTAGAAAATTGTTTCTCGCATTGCGATACTTGATGTTCCCCAAACCTTCATCGGTCGAAATTTCGGTGATAGCTGCATCGTAAATCGGTGTAGGGTAGACCCATCGGCCAGCCATTGAGAACCATGCGATTTGTCCGTGATAGTTTTGGATGCCGCCAACCTTGGCAATCTGCGAGATGACCACATTTCGGTCGGGGTTGAAGACCGGGAATCGCTCAACCGTCTTCTCGGTTACACGAACCCTTTGGCCGTTCCTCGTCCGGCTCCCAGACCAATCAGGATGAACAAGGATGTGCGACACATATCCAAGGCTGTCAGCCTCGGCAAGACGGCACGACTCAAATGGGATGTGCTGAATCTCGGTTGGGTAGCCAAGCACATTGTAATTGATGTGCAATGCGAAGCCTCCGAAGGATGCGACATCACCGGCAATGTCGTGAAGAAGGTCATCAACGTTGGAATGCCGGTTGATGGCAATGTCACCACCGTCAGCCATGCCGCCACCCTCGATGAACTTCGCATATCTCCCAAGGCATGTGGTCGCAGTTCCTGATGCTGATGTGATGCGCTGAAGATTCTGAGGATAGAGATTATCTTCCCCATACGATTGCATGTTCAGCCGTGAGATGTAGGTGGTGTCGAATCTCGGTCTTGGCTTTTTGGTGGTGCGTACGTTCATTTCTTCTTCGATTTATGTTTTTTAACCTTGACTTCTATCGTCTTTGGTTCTTCGGTCACCGGCTGTGCAGATGCCTCCACCACCTTCTCTTCCGGGATGCGTGAGAACATGCTGCGCTGACCTGGGAAGGCTGCAAGGTAATCCCTTGCGACATCATTGGTCAAGTTGTCGTTCGTATAGATTTTGCCGCCTCTGAATGTCGGGCAATGGATAATGAACCCTGCCCGGAGGCTGTAAGCACATTCTTCCTTCATTCTTCCTTCCTTTCTGAGATATAGAATTACTTCAATCAATGCGTCATGGTAGCATCGTTGGCAGCTGGTCACCTTCAAGGACTTCCGCAAAACTGCGGAGTAGAGTTTCTGAATCTGCTCTTTTTGCGATACTGAAAAAGCACCGTTGAGATGCTTTTTCAGTTCGTTGGATGTTATGACCGCCTCTTCGTATGTCATCACGCATTCGCAGTCTTGAGGGATTCGTATGCAGCCGCTGTGGTCGATTCATCGGTGTTGAAGAAGAACAATGCCGACTTCGGGTGGGATGCCTCTTGCAGGGTTACCAACCAGCCGCCATCAGTCTCTTCCGACCACTTCTCGTTGGTCATCTCGGAAGCTTTCAAGCCTTGGGCATAGCCGTAAATCTGGTACTTGGCATCGCCATTAGTACCGGCATTTGGGTTCTTGAGGATGACCACGAATGTGCCATTGGCAAGGCCATCGATGATTTTCTCGGCCACATCTGGCGAGTTGGAGAGGATTGCAAGAACGACATTCGACGTGAAGGTGTTCTTGTAAGTTCCCACCGTGAGAGTTGTCTGCGTTCCCGTGAAGGGAGTGCTGCCCATCTGAACGACTTCGTAAGCCTTCTTGCCGGTCTTCATCACCAAGGTCTTGATGACATTCTTCTTGGTGGCATCGAAGACGGTGGCGGCAAGGTCTACATCTGCACGATTCATGATGAGGCCGTCTGGTTCAAGGCCACGAACCACGATATCTTCGCATGCGAGATTGATATCGGAAGCAATTATAGAATCACAAAGATTTGCCATATTTTTGTCTTTTTAGTTTTGATGATTTTTTGGTTGTCTGCGCTGCCGCCATGAAGGAAGCAGGCGCAGACCATAGAAGAAAGAAGAAATCAGTAAGCGAGATGCACATGCTCGTCAAGGCCGACCATCGTGTCGAGTTTGCCGGTGGCATACACCTTCTGAGTGCGCTCGTCTTTGTTGAACCAGATGTCAAGTTCCGAAATCGGGTCGTTGGCATCGCAGCCGACAAGCAGATTCTTGGGATTTGCGAACACCACTCGGTAAGGCTTGTTCCATGCCGTGCCGGTGTTCTCGTAGGTGTTAATCATGTAGTCCCATGTGGCAACCGACACCACCTTGACACCACTATACTGACCAACAAACACACCATCGAAGATTCTTTCCCAAGGCATGATATCCTTGTAGGTCTTCTTGATGTCGAGTGCAAGCGCATCGGCAAGGCTCTTGTTCATGACGAGAATAGCCTCGCCACCGGCATTGATCATCGGGTTTGCATCGATGAGAATGCTGTCGATGAGCGATGTGGCCACACCAGCTGTGCGGATGGCGGATTTCTGCGCTGCATAGGTGGTCTGAGAGTTGGCGGCGATGGCGGTCACCTGAGAAGGATTGGCCGTGCCGATGGCGAACAGCTTCTTGAAGAGGCCATCGTTGGCATTCATAAGAGTGAGGTCAGTACCATTGGTGATGACACCGCCATTGGTCACGGTGGCAGCATTCTTGTCGCCGAACCATGCGAATCGCCAAATCATGCGCTTCATCTGAACGGCCAGCATGTCGAGATACATAGCCATGAAATCAGTACCCTCAAGATTGCCAATCTCAGTACCTTCCTTCAGGCAGTACTCGGCGATTGTCTCCTCAAGGTTCTGGTAGCAGATTGAGAGTGCAATCTCCCATGCACCCAAATCCCATCTCTTGACTGCATTGCCGATGCCAATCTCATCGAAGGTCGGGTTGCATCCGGCTCCGGCATGGCCGACAGCATCCATCTCGCCCAAGATGGCGAGAGGCTCACCGCTGCGCACCTTACGAATGTTAACTACTTGACGAATGTTCTCGTCTTCAAGGACTTCCTTGATTAATGCTTCACGAAGAGAACGAAGGTTCTCCGGCTGAAGCGGAATGTTCTGAAAATACTTTGCCATTTTTATTTTCCGTTGTGTTTGCGATTTTTGTGTTCACGATACCGATTGATAATATCGGTCGAAGAGATTCCTTCTGCTGCATTCTTGGCCTTGACTCCATGCGGCATTCTGGTGTCGGGGGTGTAGGTCGAAGAGAACTTCTTCAATGCCTCTTCGCCACCGGCCATTTTCACGGCATTCAGGATGCGAAGGTCATCGGTGGTTCTTGCTTGTGCGTTGGCATTTTCAAGCCGCTGCCTCATCTCTTCAAGTTCTTTCTCAAGTTCAGCAATTCGGTCACGCAGACGCTGCTCCTCCTCGTCCTTGTTGTCCTCCTCAGTAGTCGGGTCTTCATCTCCCTTCTTGTCATCGTCCGCATCGGCAGCCGGAGCTTCTTCTGCTGCACGAATCTCAACGATGACTCCTCCCTCTACTACGATGGTAGTTCCATCCGGCATGAGGAATGTTCCGTCCGGGGTGGCCTTGTCACCTTCGGTCGGCTGACCTTCCTCTCGCTCGATGGTAAGTACCTGACCATCCGCAGTACTCAGTTCCATAGCCTTGATGTCAAGCACAGCCGCATCATCAAGGTTTTTGAAACCCAGCTTTGCAAGCATGCGGTCAAGCAAGCTTGCCTTCACGTTTACTTCATTCATGTTGTCAATTATGTTGTTGGTGGTGGTAATCGCTTTTGCGCTCATCGGTGGGATGATGTCACCGATAAGGCCAATTCCTTTCGCCTCTTCAGCACCTATGAACTTGTTCTCGCTCATCAAGTTCTGAATCACTTCTCGGTCGCAGCCGCATCGTTCGACATACAAGTCGATGAGTCTCTCTTGCTCGTCCTTCAGGTTGTCGGCCATCCTCTGGAATCCGTCTGCATCAGCCGCACCGCTCACGAATGCGTAAGGGTTATGAATGAGCAGATGGGCATTGTGGTATGCCTTTCTCCTCTCCTTTGGTGCGGCAAGCAAGATGACCGTTCCCATAGACGCACATTTACCTTCCACAATGCAAGTGATTTCCTTGCCCGTTGCTCTGAGGCGGTCGTACATTGCCCACCCCTCACTCATCGTGCCGCCATTGCAATGCAGACGAATCTCAATTGCATTGTCATCGGCAGGGATGGAGTCGCAGAAGGCATCGATGTCTGCGAACGATATACCCTCAGTTCCGCCAAGAAGCCTTGCACAAGCCTTCTCGTTCTCGGTCTGAATGTCTGCGTATATCTTCAGTTTTGCCATAGTGTTCTAATTGGTTGCAAGCAAAAATAGCGAGA